GGTATCGTGGGGCCGCAGAACATATCGGGCTCGACATGACACCAATCGAAGATATCGTCCGTATTCTGCGCGATGATAAAGACCAAGCAGTTGGGGCTTGACAATATGTTGTCACCGTAGTATATAGGAGTTATCTTATGTACTACGGGAGACGATGATGCCAAAGTTTAAAGTGTATGTCACGGTGTATCACCGGATTGATGTCGAAGCTAACAACGCGGAAGAGGCCAAAGAGTTAGCTAAGGAAGAAATTTGGGACGATCACATTAAGGATGTGATTATTGATGTTGAGGAGACAACCAATGGCTAAGAAATACGAAGTTGAAATTGTGGCCTCTATATCTAAAAGAATTGAGGTTGTGGCAGACTCTGAGGAACATGCTCAAGAGTTGGCGCATGAGATGTTTCATCTTGAATATGATGGAACGCCAGAGGTGTTTGAGCAGGACACATACAGAATTGAGGAGATTGGTGAACGATGACGGCAGTTAAAGATACGCGGATATCCTACGAGGATATGTATGACCGGTTGCTCGACGTGACTGAAGAGTTTTCTCTTCAAGGGGCAAACCCTTTCCATGTGGCAAATGTTATGTCACGCTTTGTCGTCGAGTTGTCCTTTGACTGTGCGCCAAGTGACGCGGAAGCTACGCATCTGCTACTGGACGCAATCACGGCTCGTATTGAAAGGGATCGTGAAAATGCTGAAGATCACACGTTGTCATAACTGTAACGAACCGGCTGCCGCAAAAGACGGTGGCCGGTTCTTATGTTCTGATTGCTGGTTTCAAATATGGGCACCACGGGAGATGCTTCATGAACAAGAGAGAAGAAATTTTAAAATTGTCGAGAGACATGGATTGGCCGACGGCCCTCAACGAAATAGAACGGGTGGTAGATTTACACGCTTCACTTACAGTATCTAAGGGTGAGCATACCCGTGAAGCTTATAAGCGGGCGTGGAAAACAAGAGCCGCTTGGGAAAGGATACAACGTGGATAGCAGCGATAGCTTTGATGAAGCCGGTAAGCGGGTCGAAGACCTGCTGGATGAAATGGCCAAGGATGGCCACGGCGCAGGAGCCGTAATGGGCGGCGCACTGACCGCGATTATCTTCCGGCTGATAATATCCTCGCCGGACTCGACAACGGCCATTGGCATGATCACGTCGTGCATGGCCAGCGGAGCCCGCGCCGCGGTCGAGTATGAAAACGAAAACCCGAAGACCACGCATTAAAAAAGGGCGGCACATGGCCGCCCTAATTTTTATTTTGGTTTTTTAACAGGCTTTGGTTTTGGTTTCTTGACCGGCTTGGGTGGCTGGATCAACGGCCCAAGCATCTCGTCCAAGAAGCCAAAAGGATCTTTCTTTCCCATAGCTTTCTCCCGTAGTTGTAAAAGGTAGACTACTACCATGTATAAGAGTCTATCATAAAATCCCATATATTTGAAGTCAGAAAATGATGGGTGCGACACTATGTCGCAGATGCTCTGTAATCGTTGGTGGAAGCCAAAAACGCCGTTGGCCGGTCAAAGGTAGTAAACCACCGGAAAACACCCAAATCCTGTGTATGGGCTTCTATGGGCGATTATGGGATGTTAACTTAAATTCGGTTAACAGCACATAAAACTTTTAAAAAATTAATGCTTGACAAGTATGGGATAGTATGCTATAGTATAAGAACAATCAGAAATGATTGTACGGGCGAGGTGGTGAACACACCTGCGCGAACCCTCTAACGTAACGCTGGGGGTCAATCCTACGGTCTTAGTAGACCATCTCGCCCACCCGCTATTTGAAATCGTTAATTACAACGGGAGATCAGTATGACTGATTGTGCAAAAGACTGGGTGTTGCCTAACGGCTTCACCTATATCGCTTCAACCGCCGGATTCTACGGCTCGTGGGCCAAGGCTCTTGACCCGCTGACCGCGGCCAGAAACGCGGCGAACTACAACGGTAGCTCGTACCCGCATTTCGTCTCCGTCTGGTACGGTCCTGACGAAACCAGCCACGTAACAGACATGGGCGGCTTGTCCTACGCTTCAGAAAGCGCAGACAAAATGGTGCCGGTCGGCTTCTTTGAAGTCGGCAAAAATAGCATCAAACCGTCAAAAGATGAGAGGTGTACACACCTTGAGTTTGTCGAAGAGTGGTTGCGTTACTTCGATAGATCACACCAGCAATGGGTGAAACATCAACAAGAACAATGATTTAGAGAGCGCGGCCCACGGGTCGCGCTTTTTTAGTTTCGTATCTACTATATAGGCTCAAAAACAAAAAAATATTTTTTTTATTTTCAAAATAGGTGTTACCAGCGTTACCACGTTACTTTACCATGTTACTCATTGTAATATATAACAAAAAAAGTAACACTAACAGGTAACACCCTTTATTTTATGGTGTTACCTCAAAATCGGCCTTATTGCAGATATTTTTGGTTTTTTATAAAAAATAATTTTGAACCTATATAGTAGATACGCTATTAATATTTGAACGTGACCTTTTTAACGGTGGTATTATGGCAAGAGTAGCGGCGGGTAAGATAACAGGAAAACCTAGAGAACGGCGGGGCAGACCACCGGCTGGTGTAGACCAGCCCCTGACTCGTAAGCAGGAACTTTTTGTAAAGGAACTGGTGAGTAAAGACGGGCAGATTACACTGCGCGAGGCGGCCATAAACGCTGGGTATGCTGTAACGTCTGCACATAGCAGGGCCTATGAACTGACCAACCCGCACATATCGCCCCATGTCGTGGCGGCTATACAATCGTATCGGCGAGAACTTGATGAAAAATATGGCATTACGTTTCACCGGCACGTAAGAGATTTGCAGAACATAAGAGATTTGGCTTTGCAGAACGGTGCATACAGTGCCGCCGTGCAAGCTGAATACAGACGGGGACAAGCGCAGGGGGACATATACGTCAACAAATCAGAAATCCGTCATGGCTCTATCGACAGTATGAGCAAAGAGGATGTTCTGAAAGCGCTAGAGGAACTCAAGCAAAGTTATGCCCCAGTCACAATCAACGTCACGCCGGAAGATGAAAACCCCAGTAATCGCAACAAAGCGAGAAAGCGGCTTTTACAAGCAGATAAAGGAAGCGGCGCAGAGGTCGAAGCGGAAGTTGCTGCTGACGCGGATTGAGAATTATGTGGGAGCCGGAATACCAGACTTGCTTATATGTGACGAGTTTGGTGTGTTTCATTTTGTGGAGCTTAAATTTTTAACAAGCAATGGCGTCACGTTACAGCCGTCACAAGTGGCGTGGTTATCTCGTCATCAACATAGCCCGTCGTGGATATTGATTAAGAAACAGAACAAACCGACAGATGAACCGGAAATGTTTTTATATCCTGCCAGCGCGGCGGTTGATTTGAAAATGGAGGGCTTGCAATCCGTCGAGCCAACACACCACCAAAAAGGCAAGTTTAACTGGGATGTGCTTTTTGACTTGATTTCTCCCAGATAATCCTATATATAGGGTCATTGTTAATTACTACGGGAGTTATGAACGATGGCTAAATCATTTTTAAGAGATATGACGAACGAAGAGTTGAAAGAATGTCTTTTGCGTGACATGGAAGGTTTGCGCGAGGGCGTATGGATTCCTGACGATGATAGCATTGACGCTACGGTTTCAGTAATTGAAGAAGTATTCAGACGCATTGAGGATGAGGTGAGCCATGACTGAAACAGCAGAACAGCGGATGTTAAAGGGATTGCGCCAGTTGATTGATTATAACTGGTGCAGTGAACAGCAACATTCTTACGAAGAGGGTGAACCAGACAATCACGTTTTTCGGGTGTTGCAGGATTTGAACTTTTATTTAGAAGAACGGGAGATTGCGAACTAATGTTTATATTTTCTATTATTGGCCGGTTACTGTACGGGCCGGACTGGGAAAAACACACGCAAAAGCGAACGCGACATATAAGCCGCCGCCGTTGAAGATAAAATTTTAAAAAATACTAGGCCCCGTCAATATATCTTGACGGGGTTTTGTTTTTTCTATATATGGGACAAATCGCATAACTATGGGAAATCAGAAAATGTATAAAATAAAAGACGAAGCGCGAAGCTATGGGCTTTCGGATGAAACATACGAAACATTAGAACAGGCCAAGCTTGCCGCAATACTTAGATCGGCTCATATTGGCTCAAGTGTTCAAGTTATTGCGTGTTCAGATTTAGATGTAGGGGGCTATAATGTTAAAAACTGTTAAAAATTCAACCGCCAACAAAACGTCGGGCTTGGCCGTTACATATAGAGCGGGCAAAGCTAATAATTTTGGAACATGCCCCGCTGATTGCAAATTAAACGATAGCGGGCAGGGTTGCGGGGCCGGTCAAATAGATTTTGAATATCTAGACGCCGTGCTAGAAGCCAAGCCGCGTCGCGGGGAGAGTTTTACTTATTCTCATTTTCACCCGTTATACTGGGCTCATAAACTGGCCCCGAATAAGACAACGATAAATTTTAGCGCCGATAACTTGGCCGAAGCCGTGGCAATATGCGCTAATAAAATCGCGCCGGTTGTGACCGTCGTCAAAAAATCATTTTGGAAAAATGGGAAACACGCGACTATTGAACGCGACGATATACCGGCCCCCGTTCGCGTCATTAGATGCCCCGCCGAATATCTGGATAATGTCGGGTGTGTTAATTGCGGCGGGAAAGACGGCCCGTTATGCGCCCGCCTAAATCGTGATTATATTGTCGGGTTTACTGGCCACGGCGTAAAAAAGAAAAAAATTTAAAACGGCGAGCGCGGCGGGTGTTATGCGGCGGGCGGTAATGTTGCCTTGCATTGGACGGCCACGGCTGGCCAAGAACAAGAACAATCGGACGGCGACAAGTTGCGGGCTTTTGTCAAAACGCTATCGCCCCGCGCTATTATCCGGCACCACGTCGCGGGGGATATAGGGGCCGAATAGAAATTTTAAAAATTTCATATTGCATAATATCGCATAATCTGATATGAAAATGACCGGCGGCGCAATAATGCCCGCCGGTTTTTTAACAACTACGGGAAAATGAAAAAATGACACATACAATCGAAAACAACAAAAACTCGCTTCAAAACTTACTTTTGAAAGTTCAGGATCAACACGCCCGCGCCGCCGATTATCTGGCCCCGACGCATGACTTGCAAAAAATCACGTCGGACAACGGGCGGCCCCAAGTGGTTATTGAACAGCGCGGGGGTGAACCTACCAGAATTTTTGATATAAATGATGTGGCATTCGGCCAGATTGCCAGTCATGCCGATATTGACGCTAGAACGGCCCGCCGGTTGCAAGCCGAATATTCGCCAGAATTCGACGCGCTCATAAATGCAATCTGGCAAAAAAAGCCAGCCCGCCGGATGCTAAGAACGCATGACATAACAACCGAACAGCCGCCAGTATTTGGCGGGGTTGGTTTAAACGTGCCGCCGCGCTCAGAATGGAATAGCTCAGAAAAGCCGAACGGCGTTTTGCGGGCTTTTGTTTCTGACAAGTTTAAGACATTTGATAATATCAATTTGTTGGAATCTACGTTGCGGCCGTTAATGGAAAACCCCGCGCTTTTTCAAGTTGTGAATGCCGACATTACCGACAAGCGGCTTTATTTGCGGTTGCGGTCATTAAATCAAACCGGCACGGGCGCAAATGTCGGCGATATCATGGCCAACGGTATCGGCTTGCAAAA